ATCCTGGTGCTGTAGCGTTTTTTATCAGGTATGATGGAATACCATCAATGAACATGATAAACCTATTTTGCACTTTAGGTTCAAAGGCGGTGAACATTATTTCATTGGGATCTTTTACTGCCATTTTATTTTATGTTTATTATAAATATTGCCTTTTTAAATTTCTACTCCAGTAGGTGTGATATTAAAGTCTAGAATTATAAATTCAGCCGTTCTTGTTGGTTGAATAAATATCTGTCCTACCAACTGATTTCTATCAATTACATCAGCAGTATTATTAGTAGATGGAGAACTTGTAGCTTGGTCTGAAGAAGAGCGACATACTCGTGTAAAGCACGCACCTTGTGAATTTCCACATAATGCGGCAGAATATGTTTTAAATAAAGCTGGATTGACCATTGGTGATGTAGATAGAATAGCTACAACACACGTACCAGTTGAGGAAATATCAAAGATACGTAACTCTAAAGCTTTTGCAGAATATGTTGGTTTATCTAACATTGATTGGTACGGAGATTATCCAAAGTTACTAATGCATAATGAGGGTGTTTGGGGTAATACTGTAAATAATATCAATCAACACTTTGATGAGAACAATTTAAAAAGATTTCCGATTCATTTAATTGACAGATGGAGTCATCACTTATGTCATGCAGTAAGTTCTGTAATACCATCTGGATTTCAAGATACAAATTTTATTTCTAATGATGGTGATGGTGGAGAAGATGCTGGTAAGTTTGGATACTTTGATGGCAAATTTCACCAACTTGGTTATATGCACCCTCTTGGTTCTATTGGTGCTTACTATTCAGATGTCACACACTTTTTAGGTTTTAAGTATCACTCTTCTGAAGGTAAGACTATGGGTCTAGCTTGTTATGGTGAAGTTGATGAACAATTATTTCCAAAACTACATTTTGAAAATGGAGATGGTTTTTTACAACCACGTGTTAATGAAAGTAGACAACATTTGTGGGATAACTATTCACATCTACATGAAAAATTTAAAGAAGATGTTTGGTGTGATGAAGCTAAAAATTTAGCCGCTACACTACAAAGTTACTTTGAAGAAATAATGTTACACAACGTTAACAGATTACGCGAATTACATCCAAGTAATAACCTATGTTTAGCTGGTGGGTCATTTTTAAATTGTACTTCAAATGGTAAAATAGCAAAATTAGTTGACAATATATACATACAACCAGCATCACATGACTCTGGAACAACACTTGGAGCGGCTATTTTAACTCATCATAAATATACAAATAAATGGCCTAATATAAGAATGAATCACGCTTACTATGGTTCTGAATTTACAAAAGAAGAAGTTAAACAAAAGTTAGATGAAAATAATTTAGTGTACTCAGAAGCTAATGTTGAAATAGATTTAGCACATATGATAAATCAAAATTTAGTTGTTGGATATTTCCAAGGAGCTTCAGAAGTAGGGCCAAGAGCACTATGTCATAGAAGTATTTTAGCTAATCCAACCATAAAAGAAAACTTAGATAGAGTTAACAAAATTAAAAAGAGAGAATGGTGGAGACCTTTAGCTCCAACCATAGCCGAAGAGTATCTATTTGATATAACTGATGCTAAACATACGTCACCATTTATGTTAATGGCGTGTCAAGTAAGAGATGAGTGGAGAGATAGGATTCCAGCAGTTACTCATGTTGATAATAGTTGTAGACCACAATCTGTAAATCAAGAACAGAATCCTATCATACATAGAGCTCTTTTAAACTTCAGAGAAATGACTGGTGTACCAGTTTTTATGAATACAAGTTTTAATGTTGGAGAACCACTTGTTGATTCACCAAGTGATGCTATAAAAACATTTTTAAATTCAGATTTAGACGTTTTATTAATTGAAGGTTTTTGTGTAACAAAGGAAGATAACAAATGACATATAAAATAATTGTAGATTATGCTACAAAGACAACAACACAAAGTTACAAATATATAACTTGGAGTAAATAATGCAAAGATATAAGGTTGTAAAAACATTTACATCTACAGAGGGAACACTTTATCCAGCTGAGATTGTAAAACGAGATGGTAACCAAACTTTAAAAGACCATATTAGAGTTAGAGATGCTATGGGAAAGATTTGGTTTATACCAGAAAATTACTTGAAAAAAGCTTGAACGTTTTTAAAAATACGTATATATATATTATTGAAGTTATTAATGTCGCTCAAAAGAGGACGTTAATGTTTGACTAAATAGTAAACAAAACAGGAGAACAATCATGACTAAAGTCACAACATTCCGTAATCTCCCTACATTTCTTGATAGGGAATCTTTTTTAACCCCGTTTGATAAACTATTCGACACAATGTTTGAAACAAACTTTCCAGAGTTTGTAGATACTGTTGGTGTTAAACCATTTTCAGGTACAGCTTATCCAAAGGTAAATGTCTATGAATACGATGACAAAGTTGGTATCGTTGCTGAGATTCCAGGTTTAGACAAGAAAGACCTTGATGTTGAAGTTGAAGAAGGTGTTTTAACCATTTCAGGCAAGAAACATGCTATCGAAGAAGGTGAAAATGCAAAAGTTATTCGTAGAGAACTTAAAGGTTCATCTTTCAAACGTAGTTTTACATTAGGTGAAACTCTCGATGGTGAAAATATAAAAGCCAAATTCGATAATGGGGTATTATCAATTGATGTTCCAAAAATAGAGCCAGAAGCTCCTAAGAAGACATTTGTAAAAATCTCTTAAATAGGTTACACGCATGAACAAAGAGGTGTTGTGTAGCGTTAGGGTGGCTTTGTTTCTATAATGCGTAAACGAATTATAAATGTCCAAGGTAAGATGTACTATATTCTCGGTACAATGGATGTAGATGCATCCAACGAGAAGGGTACAGAATTTTGGAAAAAACAATGGAGAGCTGATACAGTTCTACGAAGTGGACATGAATTTTACTATTGTAGTGATATCATAGAGGCCGAATTTAAAGAGATAAAGTAACTTTGATTATATTTATATCAAAGGAGAACCTTTATTATGTTTGAACGAAGTAAATCATTTCCATATCTTGTAGGTATATCAGCTCTTTCTGTAGCTGGTTCAGCCGCTTTCTATTCTGTTTATGGTCTATCCAAACTATTTGCTGGTGCTCAACTAGCTGTAATTATTATGGCTGGTTCTTTAGAATTTGCTAAATTAGTAACGGCATCTTTCTTATACAGATACTGGGATAGAATAAATTCATTTATGAAGACTTATATGATAGTAGGTGTAGTAACTCTTGTACTAATAACATCTATGGGTATATTTGGTTTTCTATCAAATGCTTATCAAGGAGCTACAGTAGTATTCGAAAAAGAATCTACCAAGTTGATTTACAAAGAGGATAGATTAGACCAACTAAAAAGTGACAAAGCTTTTTTACTTGAGGAGCTTGACGCTCAAATAGCTTCATTGCCTGATAATTATATTACAGCTAAACGTAAGTTAAGAGCTGATTATAATCCTAAGATACAGGAAATTAATACTCAGATGTTAGATTTGAAAGGTGAGATAGGAGATTTAAAAACAGCACTTGTTGAAACTGGTGTAGATGTGGGGCCTGCTATATATTTGGCCCGTATATTCGACACGGAGATTGATACGATTGTTAAATTTTTTATCTTTATGCTTATATTTGTATTTGACCCGTTAGCAGTTGTGTTAGTTATAGCGTTTAACCAATCGCTTGAACTTAAAGAAAACTCTTTGCCCCAGAAATCGGGAGCCGCGAGCAGCAAGCCTGATAAAGAAACACGGCGTAAATGGTGGAAGTTATATGGTGAAAAAAAACCATTGGTTTCAAGCATTAAAAGTATATTTAATAAAGAGGAAAAGGTTGTAGAGTTAGAACCTGACCCAGAAGATTTACCAGTAATTGAAGAAGAAGAATCAATTAGTGAAAAAGAACTTGAAGAAAGTAAACAAGCAAGGATTCCAAAAAGATTTTAGTGTGGTCACCATCTTTTACCTTATACTTGAACCTTCTTTATAAGGTGACCACACTTAATTTGAGGTTATTATGAAAGTAAGAATAGGAAGATTAAAAACAATTACACAATATATATTCAGAGACCAAATAGAAATTGATACTGATGATTATCCTGACATTCCAAAAGATGCAGATTATGAAACAATAGAAACTTGGTTCAATGACAATATGTATGAGTTACAAGATTTAAATCAGTTGGTAGACCAAGAGGAAGTCTACGACAACACTCAGAAAGAAGAAGCTTTCTACTTGTATGTCCAACCCACTTTAGAGGATTTGAAAAAAGCAGAAGAGTAACAATTTGGGGCTGTAGCTCAGTTGGGAGAGCACCACACTTGCACTGTGGGGGTCGCAGGTTCGATTCCTGTCAGCTCCACTATTTATTACTATGGATATAGGAATAATAGCTGGCCATTTGGCATTTGGTTTAATCGCCTTTTCTTTTTTAGTCAAAGACATTCTTTGGTTAAGGATGATGTCTATCTTTGCTAGCATCTTTAGTGTATTCTATAATTGGGTAATTCCACCAGACCCTATGTGGATTCCAATAGGTTGGAATATTGTTTTTGTTCTTGTAAACATTTATCATATAGCTATTATCTTTTATGAAAAACGTCCTATCAACATGGATGACAAAAATCAAGAGTTGTATGATACCTTGTTTAAAGAAATGAGTCCAGTTGAATACCTAAAGATTAGTAAAGCGGCTAAATGGATAAAATTTAAAAGTGGTGAAGTAATAACTACACAGAAAAGTCCAGTAAAAGATTTAGTGTTGATATACAATGGAACTATAGATGTAGCTGTAGATGAAAAGAAAGTAGCAGATTTAAGAGATGGACAATTTGTTGGAGAGATGTCTTTCCTTACAGAGAAACCAGCAACCGCTACTTGTATAGTAAAGCATGAT